GCATTGGTGCAGAGGCGGCATATTCTATCCAGCCAAAGAATGTGAGCATTATGTTCAATTTGACCCGTCGAAAACGCTGGTCAAGACTTGCCTCCTGGCGAATGTGACCGTTTACCAGGACGGTTATATCGAATGCAGTCTGGTGGACGCTATCGGATGCTCCGAATGCTATGCTCGATTTGAAGAGCGAACCGAGAACGACTAATTAGCTGGAAATGGAAGTGAGAACGTTTGAAGGTCTGCTACATTTGCAACGGGAAGGCCAAGTGCGCCGGCGATTCTGGATGCTACTACGGACAAGAGAAGCTGCGACTGTGTCATCATACCACTGATCCGCAGTATGCTTTGAATGGCCCGTGTGAGCATCCCGAACAATGTCCAGAACGATTCAGGTATGAGGGCAATGACAATCACGGCGTACCCATTTACGCGGAGGAATCCGATGAAGTGCGATTCCTGGGAGGACAACAGAAATGTATATCGTGAAGAAGGACGGCCTGTACCTCATGAATTACATGTTTATGGGCGTCATGGGCATTGACAATAACGGGAACCTCAAGAGCATCCCGACAGGTTACTACAGCAGCCAACGCCGGGACGCGATGATCGTTGAAAGCAGGGAGATTGCCAACGCTCTCGGTGACACCATCATCACGGTCTATGGCAAAGAGGAATGACCACAGGAGGCAATACAGATGGAAATGACACTGATCGAGAAAGCCGGTCAGGCACGCACACGCATCAAGTGTAGCGTGAAGGATTATCCCAGATACGAGGGCACCATCATGGCATACATCGCCCTATATGGTGGCAAGCAGGAACGCAGGAACGCCAGGAACATCTATTTTATCGTCAACGCCGATCTTCTCGGTGGGAGGTAACCTATGACCAGAAAAGAGATACTCGAAGCGGCGGCGCACTGCGTCAATGGTGACAGGGATGAGCAGTACGGCAAGCCGGAGAACAGCTTTCTGACCATCGCACGGCTTTGGTCGGATTACCTCAATGCTTCAGATGTCAATGACGGTGTGACCATCGTGATCAAAGCCCACGACGTTGCCGCCATGCTTGCACTGATGAAGATCTCCCGGATAGCATCGGGCATATACAAGGCGGACAATTGGGTCGATCTGGCCGGATATGCGGCCTGTGGCGGTGAGTGTGAATCGCCGAACAAAGATACGGTTGATAAGTGTCGTGGGTGCGAATTCAGGGATTCCTTCTACTCATGCGCTTTGCCCAATTGCGTGAAGAATGAATGCGCGGAGACTTGACAAAATCTCAAAAACAGGCATTTGGCCGTTTTTTGACCGTTTTTTGGGGGGCTTGACCGTTCGTGGTACAATAGACTTAGGAAAAATTGCAAAACGCAAGATATCCTACCGCGGGGCGCTGTTGAGAGACAACGCCTTTTTTCATGCCTTTTAGGCATAAATGGGCGAAGTCTGCCAAGTCCGCCCATGATACGTCGCATGCCACTTCCGACGGAAGGAGGCGAATCGGTCTGCGTCTACTCCTTGGCGCAGTGCTTCACCAGCGTATTTCGCCATGCGCTGACACTGATACCGATAGCAAAAGGAGCGTCACTGTGGAAAAGAAATATATCGAGATCGACATAGCCGACCTTGTGCCATATGACAAAAATCCGCGAAAGAATGACCAGGCCGTGGCCGATGTCGCGGAGAGCATGGAGCAGGTCGGCTACATCACGCCCATCGTCATTGATGAGAACCGTCTGATCCTCGCCGGTGAGACGCGGTGCAAGGCGCTGAAGCAACGCGGCGTACTGCGTGACAAGGTGCTGCAGGTCTCCGGCCTGACGGAGGAACAGAAAAAGAAATACCGGCTGCTGGACAACAAGGTCGGCGAGATCGCGGAGTGGGACTATGACCTGCTGGTCGGAGAGCTGGAGGGCATGGACTTCGACGGCTTCGATTTCGGCTTTGATGACCTGCTGGCCGATCTGTCCGCCGACATCGAGGATGAACCGACAGCCACGGACAGTGAGGCCGTGGAAGACGACTATGAGCCTGAACTCCCGGAGGAACCGACGGCTAAACGCGGCGACATCTATCAGCTCGGGCGGCATTTCCTCTTGTGTGGGGATAGTTGCAGCGTTGATGATGTTTTGCGTTTGATGAACGGAAAACAGGCCGATTTGCTGCTGACGGATCCTCCGTACAATTGCGGGATCGTTGGTGGCACTGGTTTGACGATTCAGAATGACAATATGGACGACGCATCTTTCAGGCAATTCCTGAGAGATGCTTTTTCAAGCGCTGATGCCGTAATGAGGCCCGGCGCGGCGTTCTACATATGGCATTCTGATGGCGAGGGCTTCAATTTTCGTGGTGCTGTTCGTGATGTCGGCTGGAAACTCCACGAATGCCTGATCTGGAACAAAAACAGCCTTGTACTGGGCCGCTGTGACTATCAATACAAGCATGAACCGTGTTTGTATGGCTGGAAAGGCGGCGCTGCACATACATGGCTGAATGACAGGTCGCAAACAACGATTCTGGACTACGACCGACCGACAAAATCAGCTGAACACCCTACCAAAAAGCCCGTGGAGCTTTTTGATTACCAAATCAGGAATAGCTGCCCTGTTGGCGGCATTGTGTTGGACCTGTTTGGAGGCAGCGGCACAACGATCATCGCCTGTGAGCAAAACAATCGCACCGCATACTGCATGGAGCTCGATGAAAGATATGTGGACGTGATCACAGCTCGATTTGAGCAATTTACAGGCCAAAAAGCGGTTTTACTGAATCCGGAAAACCGCGAATAACATCAGCTATAAGGCAATCCTGCCTTTAGCGGCATAGACAGTCCGGCCAGACTGATAAGCGCGGGTAATCCGTTCCACCCGCGCTTTTTCTATGCCTTCACATAAAACGGAACGGAGAAAAGAGAACGGAAATGAACATTACTCCTGGTATGCGCTTCGGAAAGCTGACCGTCGTTGAAAAGAGCGACCGGCAAAAATGGAAATGCGTTTGTGACTGCGGTAACGTTGTATACCCCTTTGCAACTAACTTAAAAATGGCAAGGACAAGATCATGCGGCAATTGCGGGAAGAACGAATACAGGGATTGCAGCGATGGCCTATCTGTAGCAGTGACTACGCCGAATGGATACACATTTTATATTGACAAAGCGGATGAATCGCTTGTCAGAAACTATAAATGGTATTGTATCCGCTCAAACAAGGATGGCACACTTACCATAACAACAAGTAAGCGCTTAAAATTGCACACTCTGCTAATGAATACGCCTCCCGGAATGGAAGTCGATCACATTGACCTTGACCGCCTCAATAATCGCCGGTCAAATCTTCGTCTAACGACCCATCAACAAAACCAGTGTAATCAACCGCTTCAGAAAAACAACACATCCGGTGTTTCCGGCGTGAGATTTTATAAGGCTAAAAGGAAATATCACGCTCGAATCAAAGTTTGCCAGCACGACATCCATCTCGGTTATTTTGATACATTCGAGCAGGCAGTACAAGCACGGAATGTAGGGATGGAGTGTATGTTTGGTGAGTATGGCAGGTACAATGATGTGCCGCCAGCTCCCGATTCAATTCGACAAAAGGTAATCGACAAATGCAGACGATTTGCTTCATTGTCTGCCAATAATGCTTTTGCAGAGGCATTCAGTAAATTAGCCCAATGAGGCCGAGAGGCTTTTTCATATGGGGTCCTCTACAGGCTATAAGCCGAGCCGCATGGACCCGTCGGTTTTCTTCATGGGCCGACGGCGCGTTCATGGGTGCCCGTCTGTTGCGCTCAAATGTTTTGCCGGCAATCGTGACTAAAGGCGGGCTATTTGTTTTGCAGAGACAAAGGCTTAAACGCATCGAAATCGATACGTTTAGAATAGTGGCGAATCATGAGGAGCGGGTTCGCTGAAAATACCCTAAAGTTTCTTTATGGTGTGCGCTTCTTTGAGCGCGGGTTTGGGCAGGAGGTTCGCTCCGCTCTGTGCCCTGATGGGTGGGTATTCAATTTATAAGGAGATGAGTTTATGGAGAATCTGAAGCTGTCGCCTCCCTGGTACACGTATCAGAAGATGACGAAGGCGCTGTTTGAGCGCGACCCGGACATCACGGTCGGTGAGATTTACAAGCACAGCAACGGCACCGATTACGCCTTCGACATTGAGGTGCGCAATCATGAGAAGTACCTGGCCCTCGACCGGGTGCTGAACCGCGTGAAGCTCTTTGGCAACGTGGGCCTGTTCATCACCCTGTATGACGAGGAGAACTCTCTGGGCGATGAGGCTATCAACGTATACAGGGCCATTTTCGACGGCAATCCTATCGTGCGCAGCGTAGAGGACGAGGTCGATTTCACCGGCACGCACAACGGCTATGTGGTGTTCGAGCCGGAGATCATCCAGTTCTTCAATGATGATCTGTCCGACTATCACCGCAACTGGACCGGGCTGGCCCAGAACATCGCCCGTGAGCTGTTCGACGACGCGGCGCACGGCATCCGTTTCTGTACGGCGGATGTCCGTGAGAACGCGACCGACGGGCCAGAGGAACCCTCCGAACCGCTGGAGTGATCCGGTCAGAGCCGCGGACGCCTCTCGTTGAAGCGAACCACCCGCGGACATTTATAAAATGGGTGCTGGCACGGTCAGCGCCCATCATGCGTCGTTATAACTCAAATGGTAGAGTAGCGGACTTTTAATCCGCGAGGTTTGGGTTCGAGTCCCAATAGCGACACCAGTGGCCGGGCAGCTCCCGGATGAACTGAGCGTAGCGCAACACCTCAGAGAGATCGACAATGGCGTCGTCAGGCACCCTACGCCAAGGGCGGAGACGGCGCAAGCGCCATGCCACAGTCGCCCAGATGGCCGGGAGTGCGGCTTGACAGGCCGTAGTGGACGTTGGTTCGAATCCAACCTGTGGCACTTAATCCGCCCATCGCGAGTAACCCGCCCACGATCAGGGCAGCGGTGAAGCGGTGGGCTTTGAATCATGGATGAGCAGATGAACGGCGACCGTGAATAGCGGCATAGCAGCGAATGAGCTGGCGCGACGTGTAATGATGGAGGGTCTGATCAGCCCGTCCCGCGGAGGCGGCAGGGCCGTGGGTACGCTTTTTGAGTGCGTGAGGCGCTGTGACAAGAATTTCTTGTCACAGGGCTTGTCACAGAGCTTGTCACACCCAAAACCGTTGCTCCATAAGGGTTTTTGGGTGGGTGTGACAAGTGTGACAAGAATTTTGGGAAAATCTACATTTTTCTCGTTTAGGCGTTCTTTGGCGTGACAAGAGGTGTTGTGGCAGGAAATTCTTGTCACAGGCGGTGGTGTGACAAGAAATTCTTGTCACAGGGCTTGTCACAGAGCTTGTCACACCCAAAACCGTTGCTCCATAAGGGTTTTCTTATATATGTGACAAGTGTGACAAGATTCTCTATATATTTATTTTTATATATATTAGGCGTGCCTGAGGGCGCGAGTGCACGCCTAATGCACGCCTACGCACGCGTAAGGAATTTTTGGAGCCTTGTCACACCATCTTGTCACACCATCTTGTCACAGCGGGTAAAGGGGCGTGATTGGTATGCCGCACAGGCCCGGTAAGCCGTGTGCACATCCGGGGTGCGCAAGGGTCGTGGCTTTTGATGAGATGTATTGCCCTCAGCACAAGGCACTGCATCCGTCGGAGCGTGGGTCGGCTTCGTCCCGTGGATATACGAGTCGGTGGCGCAGGGCGCGGGAGGTGTTTCTCGTTAAGCACCCGCTTTGCGTGGAGTGCGAGAAGGAAGGGCGGTATGTCAGGGCCACGGTCGTTGACCATATCGTCCCGCATCGCGGCGACCAGACGCTGTTCTGGGATGAGGATAACTGGCAGAGCCTTTGTAAGCGGCACCACGACACGAAGACTGCGACGAGCGACCGGAATTACATAGAATCGCATCCCTGGAATGGCGGGGCGCGATGAGTGGTGGCGACGGGGAGGGGGATGTTAAATCTCTGTAACGATTCCCTGGGGGAC